TTCTTAATAGCATTTGTTGCTACTGATTTTTTAGATACGCCATTGTGTACGATTACATCACCTTGTGTTACTACAAAATGATTACCCTCAAATTCTTGTACGCAGTTTCTGGTTAGTATTCCTGTATCGTTAAACAACTTCTTGAAGCTAAAAACAAGATTACCACCTATATAGTTAGCTATCCATGTAGAGTTGCCTTTGTAAATAATGAATGACTCTTTCAAAGCAAGGCCATCTATAATGTCGTCTGCTTCATCGCCTATAGTAACTGCACCTGCGTCATTTGTTGCTGATGCTGCCCATGAAGACGGATAATTAAAATCTTCTGCTGTATCACCCCATCTAACTTTGTTAGGAAGATTAGTACCACTTTCTGTAAGATTAAGTGCCATCAAATAGTTACCAAATGCTTTTATAGTCTTACAAGTTGTGTTCGATGGCCAATTAGTTAAATCACTAAATGCACTTGCCCCAGTTGTAGCTAAACATTGAGGATCATCTATTCCGTTACAAAGTATCGGTAAACCATTATAAATTGTTCCTGTCCAATTTCCTACTGTGTCTAAATTAGTTGAATAATCACCACCCGATGATCTAGTAAAATCTGTATGTGTTGATGTGCCACTTAGTCTAAAAATCTTTGCAGTTCCTGCATAAAACCAAAATGAGTTTACATCATAAGACCAGTTTAGTACAAAGTAAGGTGCAACAGTCGGTGTGCCGAATACCTGATCATGTCCTTGAATTTTTTTTGCAGCACTATCGGCAAACCTAACATTAGATGCTTCTGAGTAAAACTCAAAAGGTATAATAGTATTGTTAGTATCTTTAATTAATCCTTTTGGAGGAGGTGCTTGAAATACAGGCATTACGCAGTTCTTCTCCACATATATGCAACTATGTATGGGTTTAAAATACTGTGGGCAGAACCACTACCTACTGATGATGTTCGTGCAGCACTTGTGCTGTTGAAAGCATTTCCATCGTTATCAATCCTAACACTAGATAAACCTGTTGTTATTCCATGTCTAGGTGTTTGGTCTGCACCATAACCTTGATCGTGGTAGTGAGATGGTAGTTCTGCTTCTGATAATGTATGTGTTTTTGCACCACCTGTTTCTTGTAATGCGTCAAAATCACTATCCGATGCGTCATAACCAATTATCATTTTTCCTGTTCCAAATGCTACCCATGTGCCAAATCCTAACAAGGTTGCAGGGTTAGTTGTTACTCCTGCATTTATGTAAATTGAACCTACAGGGTAAACATCTGCCATAGTAACAACACCACTTCCTGCTGAAAATGCACCAGTAATAGTTAGATTTCTTACACCTGTAATGTCTTTGTTTGCATCTGCTGTAACAGCTTTCGATGCTTCTACAGTACCAAGTGTTGCAACATCTACATAGTTAAGTTCTGTAGTGTTTGCTGTAACGCCATCTAGTAAATTTAATTCTGTATGTGTTGATGTAACAGCATTAGTTATATTTGGAAATGTAGCTTTTACTGTCGATTTTATAAGTCTTAAATGATCATCACCCTCTGATACAGCATCACCTGCTGTAGGGTTTGAGCTGTTAAGACTGTCTATATATGTTCCTGTTTCTAATCCCATTCGTTATTCTCCTATCCACAATATAATGCACATGGAACTGTAAAACTTCCGTCATCATAAGTTTCTTGTTTAACATTTGATAATACTTTGCCGATTGTTTTGGTTTTTATAATATCATCACCCTGTAGCTTTGCTGTGCCATTTCCTTTAGATGATAGTAAATCACCTGCACTAACAGTAACACCACTTGCCACTCTTACTACTGATGTGCCAACAGAATTTACAAACATATCATTGTAAGGAGTTTCTTCGTTCCATGCTTTATAAACTCCATACACTCTAGCACTATCTTCTGTGTCAGATACTTTGCACATAGTGTGTTTATCATCAGATTTTTTTCTTATTGTTCCTGTAACAGATTCTCCATAATAAGTTATCGTATAACTATCACCAACAGATTTTCCATTTGGTAAAACTATTTCTTCTATCTTTGGTGTACCTGCTGCATTTGTAAATTCTAATTCATACCAATCGCACATAGCATCTATGGTTTCTAAAACTGTTCCTTTAAGTATTGTTGGTTTTGAATTATCTGATAGTCTTGACCAATGCGAACCTGTAAACGCATTATAAGATACAGTATCTCCTGATACAGATATAGTTCCTTTTAATGCACCATCTTTATAAAATGCAAATAAATTACCATCACTTGCCATTCTATTTAATGCCATTGGGTCGCCACCAGTTCTTGCTGCAACGATTAAGCCCTCACCACCTGATACTGCATTGATTACACAACCTGGGTCTGAGTTATTATTATTCCATGGTGTAGAGTCTACAGTAGATACAAAAAAGTTTCCTGATTCATCAAATCTTCCTCTTTCACTACCATTAGTATTAAAAGTCATTCTATTATCAGTCGCCCTACCGATAACTACATCATCAGTTGCACCTATACAAAAATTTTGTCCTCCAGGTAATACTAAATTTTTATCAACATTTACTGTGCTACCATCAGAAGACGTTGTTATAATTGCTTCACCTGAACTAGAACCTTTTAATTTAATACTACTCATTAATCTGCTTCCTCTATTGTGTTACCTTTTGCTATCCATTCTTGTATAGCTTGGTAGTGTGTGTTTGCTGTGTCTATTGGTACAATCATTGTTACACTATTAATTACAGATTCAATAGCAATATTATCTGTTCCATTTGATAAATATTTTGCTGATGTAACTATCATAATTCTGCCTCTGCTGTTGTACCACTACCCAATACTGCTGTATTATCTCCTGATCTATTAATTCCATAAGTATCTGCATTTAGAAGTTGTACCCCACTTTTTGTTGTTCCTGCTTCAACAATAGTAGGTGTTGCTCTCATAGTTTGTTTAAATTGCCAATGAATTCTTTTGCTACCACTACCACCACTTGATGATTCATAAGCACCTAAAGTTTTTGTAAAATACCTCTGACATCTAGCTAGATTTGTACCTACATCTTCAAATTGAAAGTCAGGTATGCTGTTAGTATCTGCAAATGTTCCCACCTCTAATTGCACACCAGTAAACCACCAATTATTATCTGTGCTACTTGCAAGGTTCACTTGCCCACTAGCAACTTGTTCTGCTGTAGTTGTAGTATCCCAAGTTTCTTGTAATGTGCCACTCGAAAAACCTGTACCTGCTGCTAACCAAAACTTGACTGATAAACTTGCACCATTGTCATTCCCAAAAGCACCTGATGTATCAGCAGGAAATGATATAACTTTCTTTTCCCATGTGTTTGCACTTGATACTGTATAACTTTTTGAAGCACTTCTGCTATTATCGTGGTCTTCTAGTTCACAAGTAAATGTACCTGTTACATGAGATTTAACCCAAAACGCTAGTGTAAATGCTTCTGCATTAGATGTGCCTTTTTTAAATACTTGTAAATTTTGACCTTCTATTTTTTGTCTTACAAAAAAGAAATCTGTTGAGCTTAAAGAACTATCAGCAGTAGTACAATCTAATTTCCAAGACTTTGCAAAACCATAACCTGTCGGTACATCTGTATCTTGTGTGTTTGTAAATGTACCTGCACTACCTATAAATCCTTTCCATCTGTCGCAAGTTTCTATCTCATCTTCTGTGCCTGTGTATGTGCCACTTGTTGCTCTTTGTGCAATCTGCATATCGCCATTAATTATGATTGGGGTAGCAGTCTTACGATCTAAAGCTACTGTGTTATCTGATACTGTACCATGTAATGTTAATGCCATCTAACTCTCCAATGCTGTAATTCTAGCTTCTAATTCTTGTATTGTTTTGACTAATAAAGGTACTAGTTTGCTTTGGTCAATTCCTTGATATTCATTTTCTGTTGATGTTTTTACCCAAGTTTGCCCATCTTCTTTTGCAGATTCTACAACATTTTCTGCAATTATATTATTATCTTCATCTTTAATTGTGCCTAAATCTTTTGTACCATCTTTTTCTCCTGTAACAGCTTCAGGTACTATGCTTGACACTTCATGTGCAAGAAATCCGTCTACTGTTTTGTCTGCATCAGCTTTGAAATTAAATCTTGCAGGTTTGAGTTGTTTTAGTCTTGTTGTTGCATCAAATGTATAATTAACATTTTCTTTTAATCTGTAATCAGAAGAAGTATTGTATGAAACACTCGATGTGTCAAAATTAATTGTACCTACAATATTGGTAGAGCCTCTAGCAAAAACTACACCATTACCATTACTATTTTTTCTGTTTAACTTCATACATTCTTGACCTGCTGTACTACAATGAAGTTGTCCCTCGTTTGAACCTGACCCTGCAACAGCAAAACCTGAAGTATTATCAAAACTAAAATCTGTTCTACCTACACACAAATGACCATTAGAGTCTATCCTCATGTTTTCAACAACACCAATTAACCCAGTTTTAAAAATAAGATTTTCTGCTTGTATATTTAAGTCCATCATATCTGAACCATAGTTTGCAGAGTTTATTGTATGAGAAGATGCACCGCTATCTAATTGTAACCTTTTTGATGCAGTAGATGTATCACTAACTGCCATTGAGCCTGATGTTTCAAAGTTTATTGCAGGACTTGTAGTTCCTATACCTACTTTGCCATCACTCGCCATATGTACTTTAGTCGAAGCATCAATCTGTAGGTCTATTTCACCACTTGTATCTGATACTATTTTTAATCCGTCTGATGTGTCTGCGTTTAGCTTACATGTCATAGTATTACTAACCTCTCTCCTGATGGGATTGTTACTGTAACCCCTGAATTAATTGTTAATGGTCCAACACACATAGCTGATTTATTGGTAGATAAGGTATAGTTGGTTGTAACAACTCTTTCGTTTTCTTGGAAAACTTCATCTCCACCTGCTCCAGTAGCACCACCACCTCCACCAATTGCACCCCAAGCACTACCATTGTAGCCCTCAAATCCTGATGTAGTAGAGTTAAATCTAAACATACCAGTTGCAGGTGAGCCATCTCGTTGAGCTGTTGTACCT